GAATAATGCCCCTTGTTCTAAGTGATTCTAAAACTTATTTTTGGAAAATAGAGCTACAAATTCCAACTGATGACGGTTTTGAAGACGTTGAATTTGAAGTAAAATTTAAAAGTATTCCACAATCTAAGCTTTTAAAATTAGTTGCCAAACAACAAAAAGGCGAGATTAATGATGTTGATATTGTTAAAGAAATTTTAGTTGGATGGCGTGGAATTACTGACGACGACGGGAAAGAAGTTCCATACACTCTTAAGGCAAGAGATCAATTATTAGATGTTGTTGGTATTGCCTCGGCAATTGGTGAGGTGTTTTTTGAAAGTAGAGTGAGGGCGAAAAGAAAAAACTAATTGAGGCGGTTGATTATATATTTAATAACAGTAAAAAAGATCAAGGGAATTTAGAGGAAGCGGCAAAGGCTTTTAATATCAAATTACCTAAACGTAAAAAGGAAGAAGATTTTGAGGTATTAAAAACGAATTGGGCAGCGGTAGAACTGTTTTTAAAATGTCAAACGCAATATCGAATCGGAGGATTAGGACAGGTTACGGGTTTTGATTATGCAAGCGTAATAAGCATCGCTAAACTTTATTCAGTAGATGATTTGCCTTCTGTGATCGAAGACTTACAAGTCATGGAAATTAGAGCAATCGAACTTTTCAACAAGGAGAAAAAATAGATGGCGGCGGCTAAGTTCAACATGCTAATTGCTGCCAAAACAGCGGGAACCGCCGGGATTAAGCGCATGGGTAATTCTATGCAAGGTTTACAAGGTAGATTAAAAAATGTTCGTTTAGCGGCGTTAAGCGTTAATACAGCATTCAAGGCAATGGCCTTGATTTTAACGGCTGGTACTTTTACAAGGTTTGTTACTGGGGCAATAAATCAAGCTGACGCATTTGGGAAATTAAGCAGACAAACAGGAGTAGCAGCGGATAGTTTACAAGCGTATGTAAACGCTGGAAAATTAGCAGGGGTTGAACAAGCAACAATAGAAAAAGGGTTAAGGCGTCTTGCTCAATCACAACGAGAAGCGGATCAAGGAATTAAAACCTATTCAGAAAGTTATGAAGCTTTAGGCGTTAGCGTTAGAGATGCCGACGGAAATTTAAAAAGTTCTGAAGTTTTATTAGCTGATATTTCTGATCGTTTTAGAGATATGCCTGATGGGGCAACAAAGGCGGCTTTAGCAATGGAAATATTTGGTCGATCAGGGGCGCAATTAATACCAATGTTGAACGAAGGCGGCGAGGCTTTGGAACGATGGAATTATGAAACCAGTGAAGGTTTTGCAGCAAATGCGGAATATTTCAACGATCAAATAACAATGCTAGGTTTTGGCTTTGATGGTTTTAGAAAACAATTAACCGACGCATTATTACCGACTTTAAATAATTTGTTGAATATGTTTAGTAACCTTTTCTCTAGTCAGAATGATTGGGATGAATTGTTTAAAGGTATCGAAGTAGGTTTAAAAGTTATATCAAGCGCTGTTTTTACTGTTGTTGCTGGTTTTAGATTTTTATTAACAACAATTAAATCAATAGCGATAGGATTAGGCGAATTAAGTCAAGGGAATTTCGGCGCAGCTGGTCAAGCTTTTAAAGGTGGATTAAAAGAAACAAATGAACAATTTAAAGAAGATATGGCAGTTTTTGAACAAATATGGACAGGCAGCGAAAACGCCCCGGCTGAATATTTTAAAGAGGGTACGAAAGAAGCAAAAAATTTAAGTACACAAATCACAAAAACCTTTGGCGATCAAATGAAGTCAAAAATAAAGCAATTTAACGAATCAATAAAAACAGTGGGTGAATCAATGTCTGATGTTGTTATTGGAGGCGTTAAAAAAATGGAAGATGCCCTAGTTGATTTTGTGATGAATGGAAAGCTTTCATTTAAATCTTTAGCCGATAGCATTATTAGAGATATGGCACGCATCGCAATACAACAGGCATTTACAAAACCTTTTACAGATTTCATAGGAAATATTTTCAGCGGTGGTAAAGCAATGGGCGGCCCTGTTGGTGCAAATAAAAGCTATCTCGTCGGTGAAAATGGCCCTGAGATATTAAGAATGGGAAATCAAAGCGGAAGCATCACACCGAATCACAGATTAGGGGGAATGGGTACGACTAACATCGTTGTTAATGTTGATGCCTCTGGAGGTTCAGAAGTACAAGGAAGTGAAACCGAAGGTCGAATGTTAGGGCAAGTAATCGCCGCCGCTGTTAAAACGCAAATAGTTAAAGAACGCTCGCCGGGGGGTTTACTTTACGCATAATGACTGTATTTCCTACAAGAGCAGATGGTTCAGAAATTGAGTCTTCTTATGGCTTAAGCAAAGCCAGCGCACCCAATACAAACACGGCGGTTTTTGGGTCGGGTTATAGTCAACGCACAACCTTTGGTATTAATCAAAATTTAAAAAAATGGAATTTACGTTGGGAAAATATTTCCGAAACCGATAGCGACACCATAGAAACTTTTCTTGATGCAAGAGGTGGAACAGAAAACTTTGATTTTACAGCCCCCGGAGAATCAGCAAGTTCAAAATATATTTGTAGCTCTTGGACTAAAACAATTCCTTACCCTAATTTCGCAACGATCACGGCAACATTTCAAGAAGTAGCGGAGGCATAAAATGACAACTGTTCCTCAGTCAATACAAGAACAAATTCAAATGCTCGCGCCTTCGGCGGTGATTGAGCTATTTCAATTGCATTTTGATAAGACAGTTAATAATGCCGACCCTGACACAATGGTTAATAATGGAGCCATCAAGATTGATGATAATACTTCTGTTTTTTATTATCACGCGGGAACAAATGAAGTAAAAGGCAATATCGTTTTTGATTCAATTACTTATACGGCGATACCTTGTGAAATAGAAGGCTTCAAAAGATCAACACAAGGAACATTGCCACGGCCAACTTTTTCCATTGCTAATGCTAATAGTGCTATATCTTCTTTACTTCAAATTACTAATAGTGAAGGTAAAAAACTAAACCCATTAAAAGCAAAAATAGTAAGAGTTAGAACATGTAAAAAGTTTCTTGATGCTGCTAATTTTACAAGTGGATCAAATGCAACGGCTGACCCTACTGCGATTTTTGAGGCTAATGACACTTGGTATATTGATCGAATTGCCTCTGAGAATTTAAATGTTGTTTCTTTTGAACTTGCAACAAAATTAGATTTGACGAACGTTAATTTACCAAGGCGAAGCATTCAAGAATTTTGCCCGTTTAAATATAGAGGCGAGGCGTGCGGCTATACCGGAAAAAGATATTTTGATGTGAATGATAATTCGGTAGAGACTGAGGCAGATGATGTTTGTGGGCATCGATATTCAAGTTGCTATGAACGTTTTTGTTCTATTTCAGAAAGAGGGGGTTATATTCAAAAATATGTAGTAGTTGGTCACCCTTTCCCCTTTGGAGGGTTTACAGGTGCAAGACTTCAAGTTTGAAGCAAAGCAACACGCATTAGAAGAGCACCCGAAAGAGGCTTGCGGTGTTGTTGTTAATGGAAAATATTTCAGATGTCGAAACGTTGCAGACAAGCCTGAAAATAATTTTATTCTTGAGGCTAAAGATTATATAAAAGCACGATCAAATGGAAAAATTGAAGCAATTATTCATTCGCACCCGGAAGGAGGCAAAGCAAGCCCAGCGGATCAAAAATCTTGTTCACGCACAAAGATCAACTGGTATATTTATTTAACCCCTAAAGATGAATGGTTAACTATCAAGCCCTAGTCGGTAGACAGTGGAATTATGGCTTAGGGGCTGATTGTTATTCCTTAGTGCGTGATTATTACAAGCTATTAGGCGTTGTTTTGCCTGATTATGAAAGGCCGGAAAATATAGATAATTTAAACACTATTTTTCTTGATGAATTACCAAAGAATGGATTTAAACCTGTTCCATTTAAAAAAAGAAGAGTTAATGATGTTTTATTGATGCGTCTAGGGTCGCGAATCCCTCAACACGTCGCGATACTTTTATCGAACGAAAGGATTTTGCATCAATGCGAACGCTCATTATCTAGCATTGAGCCATACCGCCTTTACTATGTAAAGAGAACAGAGGCCGTATTTAGATATGAAGCAAAGGGTCTTACTCCTAGATGAATTAGGGGAAAAATTTGGCCCGGTGCATGAGTATCACAATTTAAGAACTCCGGTCGATGCAATTAAATTACTATCGTTAAATTATCCGGCATTTGCAAAAGAATTAATTGAATCAGGTGAAAAAGGCGTTGGCTATAAAGTTATTCAATCGGAAACAGAATTTGAACTAGAAGATATGTTGCTACCTTTCGGTAGTAAAGATTTAATAATTGCGCCTGTTATTACTGGTAGTAGTAGCGGATTCGGTAAATTTTTAGCAGGTGCGGCGTTGATAGGTTTAGCTATTTGGACGGGTGGAAGTTCTCTAGCTCTT